CACGGGGATCGCAAAGATCAACGTAGCCAAGAAGACCGAGCTGCAAGCTGGTCCTCGTGGAGAAACCACGGAGGTGGAGCGTATCTCCGTCCCCGTGGAGGCTGTGCGGCCCGATCAATTCCTGATTGACCCGGCTGCCACGAATATCGAAGAGGCGATGTTTGTCGCCCACGAAGTTATCAAGCCGATGCACACCATTCGGGAGAAGCAGCGGCAGAAGATCTACCGTAAGGGCGAGCTAAGCCCTTATACGGGCACCCGTCCGGACACGGACGGTACGGGCATCACGGCTAACGTGGACCTGCGGGACAGCTCTGTGAAGCTGATTGAGTACGCGGGGCGCGTTCCTGCCGTACTTCTGCCCGACGCAAAGGGCAGCGGCATGGTTGAGGCCCTTGTGACCCTTACGGAAGACGGTTTTGTGCTACGTGCGGTGGAGAATCCCTACCGCATGAAGGACCGGCCCTACGTCGCGTACCAACACGACAGCGTGCCGGGAGAGTTTTGGGGCCGAGGCGTAGCCGAGAAAGGCTATAACCCTCAAAAAGCCCTTGATGCAGAGCTACGGGCTCGTATTGACGCCCTGGCGCTAATGTCCGCCCCGATGATGGGAGCAGACGTATCACGGCTACCGCGCAACGCAGACTTCCGGGTGCGTCCCGGCAAGACGGTGTTTACCCGCGGTCGTCCTAGCGAGATTCTGGAGCCGATACAATTCGGTAATCCCTCAATCCTTGCTAACACCTTCCAGCACACGGGTGATCTGGAGCGAATGATCCAAATGGGAACCGGGGCGATGGACTCGGCAACTCCCGTTGGCGTCAATGCGCGAAACAGCACCGCCAGTGGCATCAGTCAGCTGCAAGCTGGCTTTATCAAGCGCTCCAAGCGCACGATGCAAAACATCGAGCGACAGTTCCTTGGGCCTTTGGTCCGCAAGAGCTTGTGGCGCTACATGCAGTACGATCCTGAGCGTTATCCGGTGGATATGAAGTTTCGTATCGACTCCGCCATGGGGATCATGGCTAAGGAAGTCGAGAATACGAACCTTACCAACATGCTTGGTTACATTCCGCCCCAGTCTCCCGCTCATATGTTGGTCGTGCGAGCCATCTTTGAGAACAGTTCTTCCGCTAACAAGGAAGAGCTTATGGATGCAATTCGTCAGCTGTCGCAAGGGCCTTCGCCCGAGCAGCAGCAAATGCAGCAGCAGATGCAAGAGCTGCAACAGCGTATGTTGATGCTTGAAATGCAAGCGAAAGAGCTTGATAACGCCAAGGTGCAAGCAGAAATCGCCAAGCTACAAGCGGATACTCAGTACGTGATGACGAAGGACGATCTGGAAGACGATAAGGTCCAGATCAATGCGTCGAACGCGGCAGTCGCGGCCCAACGGGTGCGCGTCCAGTCGCAGATGGCAGACACCCAACGGCAGGAGGCAATAGCCCGTGCAATCGGACAACCACAAGGTAGTAGCTGAACTCAAAGAGATGATGGAGGTCTTTGAGGAGCCAGGATGGCGCCTTGTAGTAAATCAGCTACTTCAATCCGCTGAAGAGCTAAAAGAAGCAGTGTTGTATTCCAAGGATTGGGGAGACACGCAGTTTCTGAAAGGTCGCATAGAGCAATGCCGCATGGTGGCAAATCTGGAGGACCTGGTGGTCAACCAGATCAGCATGATGGAAGAAGATGCTCTAGGAGGCGACGATGCTGCGGATGTATGACTACCACTGTCCCCACTGTGATCGCTACTTTGAAGCGCTCGCAGAATCGACAGAACGGCATTTCCACCATTGTCACCATTGTGAGGGGACTGCCCAGTTAGTGATTCGCTCTGTGCCGATGCTGGACCCTCGGATGGGCGTAGACAAGGACTTCCCGACCATGGCTAAGCGCTGGGACGAGAAGCATAGAAAGCTTGCCTACGGCCAGATGAAAGACAGCAATAACACCCGGTACGGGACGAAGACTGATTACGAGCGCGAGGCGTTCTATAAGCGCCGAGAGCTTGAGAAGTAAAGAAACGGACAATCCGAGACCTCGGGACCGTTTTTACCTATGCGGGGAAACCATTGTCGTCCCGCTAACTTGAGAGAGGAGTCGGCATTTATGCCTTTGAAGTACGAAGATTACGCACGGAAGCAAGAGGACGAGCTAGAGACTGAGATCCAAGAAGCGTCGGAAGCCTCGGAGAGCCGCCAAGCGGAGAACTCTGTTGAGATTCCCGAACGATTCAAGGATAAGTCCATTGAGGACGTTATCAAGTCTTACACGGAGCTGGAGAAAGCCTACAGTCGCCAAGGAAACGACCTGGGTGAGTATCGAAAGCTCTCTGAGCAACTCCTTTCGCTGGAATCCGCAGGCGGGTCTAAACAAACCGAACAGACCCAAAGCGAAGACATCTCGATTGACGCCCTTTACGATGATCCGAAAGGGACTATCGAGAAAGTCGTTAGCCAACGTGTTAGCGGCCTGGAGCAACAGCTGTACCAAGAGCGGTTTAATGGCCGCCTTAGCCAGATGAATGAGAAATACGACGGCTGGCAGGATGAAGTCAGAACTCCCGAGTTTGTGAACTGGGTGCAGGGGTGGGCGAATACGCCCGTACGCCAGCGCCTAGTCATGGCAGGGGACCAAGGCGATCTTGATGCTGCGGAAGAGGTTCTCCTCTCGTACTACGAGAAGAAGCAGCTTTCCCAGCAAGCTGAGCAGTCGGAACGCAAAGCACAACGCGATGCGGATCTAGCTAAGGGTACGCTGGAAAGCGGTAGCCCCGACTCCCCCGAGTCGGAGACCACTTTCTCCCGACGGAAGCTATTGGACTTACGTATCCGTGCGAAGCAGGGGGACCGTAAGGCAACAGAATTCCTGAAGGATAACCAGGTTGATATTGCACGTGCTTACGCTGAGGGTCGTCTTGTCGATTGACTCTTTTTAGTTAGGAGCACACTACAATGGCACTTGGAACTGACCACGTAACTCTCACTAAAGCCACTGCGGCTTCTCGCACTCGCTCCAACTCCGCGTTCGTACCGGAGCTTTGGAGTGATGAAATCGTTGCTGCCTACAAGTCCAACCTTGTGATGCAGCCCCTTGTCGTCACGATGAACCATCGTGGTCGCAAGGGTGACACGATTCACGTGCCGCGCCCGAACCGGGGTGACGCTTCCGCTAAGCAAGCTGAAACCCAAGTTACGCTGATCGCCAACCAGGAGACGCAAACCGCGTACCTGATCGACCAGCACTTCGAGTACAGCCGCCTGATCGAGGACATCGTGTCCGTGCAGGCTGACGACTCGCTGCGGGCTTTCTACACCGACGATGCCGGTTATGCTCTCGCCAAGAAGGTTGACACCTTCCTCCACGAGAAAATGTCCCGCTTCGCAGGTGCAGATGCCGCTCCCACCACCGCTGCTACCGCCGACTACGGCAAAGCAGTGATCGGTACGCCCGCCAGCGGCGCACTTGTGGCATGGGATGGCTCGGCCTCCACCAACACCGGTAACGGTGCCACCATCACGGACGAAGGTATGCGTCTGATGATGCAGCAGCTGGATGACAACGACGTGCCCTCCATGGGTCGTGCGTTCGTGATCCCGCCCGTCGAGAAACGCAAGATTCTCGGCATCGACCGCTTCACCATCTGGAACGAGATCGGTGAGGGTGGTATGGACAACGCAGCCCGCACGGGCTACGTGGGTGACCTCTACGGGGCCACCGTCTACGTCTCCAGCAACTGCCCCACGGTTCTGGCAGACGACGATAGCACGGCTTACCGTGCAGCTTCCTACTTCCACAAGGAAGGTGTGGTGTTCATCGAGCAGCTCGCTCCCCGCACCCAGACCCAGTACAAGCAGGAATGGCTCGGTGACCTCTTCACCGCAGACGTCCTGTTCGGCGGTGGTCTGCTCCGTCCGGAAGCAGGTATTGCAGTGGTTGTGCCTAACTAAGGCACTGTAAGACGAAGCCCCCTCCTTCGGGAGGGGGTTTTCCTTCAAACGGGAGGGGCCTTTAGATGGCAACAACTCAGCTTCAAATGGTCAACAGGCTCCTGCGGCGTTTGCGGGAAGACACCGTTACGGGTACTACGGATAACACCTATTCTCAGCTTCTGGCAGAGATCGTTGCAGATTGCTACGAGGAAGTGCTGGACGAGCACAAGTGGGAAGGGCTCAAGCATTTGGTCCACGTAGACATCTCTGCCGGTACGGTAGAGTACCGTCTGGACGCAAAGGTCAACAACGGCGGCAACATCCGCAACTCGGATGGCCGCGTTCCCACGGTAGACTCGGAGCTGCTGTTCTTCAACGGCGACATGCCCGAAGTCTATATGTACGACAGCGACGCGGACGACAGTCCGTCGCCCCTTATGTTCCTTTCCCCCGAGGCGTTTCGCTACCAAAAGTCCCTTGACCGGGACAGCACTCAGCCGGAGCCCTTCTACTTCACGATCTACCGCAAGGCAGATGCCAGCAATGGCCGTCGCCTGTTCATGGAGATCTACCCCTCGCCTACGGCTACCCGCGTTATCGAGCTGATGTTCTGGACGAAGCCAGCCCGCCTGGCGTCGGACGGCACGACGGATAACGTCAATTTCCTGATTCCTGAGCGTCCCGTGTTCCAGCTTGCGTATATGTACGCGCTGAACGAGCGCGGTGAGGAGCTTGGGGAGCCGGGCAACCTAGCCGAGCGACGCTACATCGAATCCCTTGCCGCGGAGACGGAGAAGGAGATCGACGCTTACATAAGGGCTGGCCGATACGAGTGGAGACGTGACTGATGGCAGAGCGTATGCACGGAGGAGCCCCGCTCCTGCACATACCGCTCAACGCGCCAGCTTTCAGCGGCCTTAACTCCCAGGCTTCCGCAGCTATCCTCGGGCCCGAGTGGGCCACGCGGCTAGAGAACACCGTACTGGATCAGTTTTCTCGCCTTAGTGGTCGGAAGGGCATTGAGAAGAAGAACACGTCCACCCTTACGGGGGACATTAAGTTTCTGTTTGAGCATTACGATACTACGGCAGAGACGCACCATCTGTTTGCGGTGGTGGATACCTCGGGTACGATCACCATCCACAAGTCCACGGACTACGGTGCAAACTGGTCCGACGTGTCGGGTACGGCAACACTGTCCGACCCCAACATGCTGCTTGTGGAGCTTGGCGGGGATATCATCGGTCTTCAAGATGGCGAGACGCCTATCTTGTACAGCGGTACGTCTTTCAGCGACGTCAGCGCCACGAACATGCCCGAGTACAATGTCGGGTGTGCAGCCTTTGGGCGTATCTGGTCCAAGCGTAGTCCCACTACGGTGGCTTACACGGGTCTGCTTGACCCCACGGACTGGAACGCCACAGGGTCGGGGGAGATCGACTTGACCTCCGTGTGGCAGAACGGGGATACCGTTACTGCGGTATCGGAGTTTAACGGCCAGCTGGTGATCTTTGGGCAGCATCACGTCGTTATCTACGACGATAACAGCGGTAGCGAAGTGGGCCTTGATCCCGCTAACGCGGTGCTACAAGACATCATCACCAACGTGGGGTGCATTGCCCGAGACAGCATCCAGGCTGTCAACGGGGACCTGTGGTTCCTTAGCGACGGCGGCGTGCAGCGCCTGGGCCGTCTTATTGAGACGACCAACAATCCCCTGAACAACATCTCCAATAACATCCAGGACGACCTGCAAAGCCGCGTAGCGGCAGCAACCACGGGCGAAATCAAAAGCGTGTACAGCCCGCGGGAGCGGTTCTACCTGCTGGCTATCAGCGAGGGGGCAGGGGGAGAGACAGGGGCTACCTACGTCTTCGACACCCAAGGTGCATTGCAAGATGGTTCCTTCCGGGTTACCGGAGTGTGGAACAACCTTGTTCCTCGGGCCGCAGCCTACGGCTCGGACCAGAATCTGTACGTATCTGTGAAAGATAAGCCCGGGTACGTGTACGTCTACCAGGGCTACGACGACGATGGCGACAGCTACATCGTCAACTACGAGTCCGGTTGGAACGACCTAGAGTCGCCCAACCTGAAGATGCTGAAGCGCATCAACGGCTTGCTGTACGTCCAGTCTGAGACGGCAGTGACCTTTAAGTGGGCCTGGGACTTCCAGTCTAACTTTAAGAGCGGAACCGTTACCTATCCCGCTAACGCTGGGGCTGCCGAATGGGGCACCGCAGAGTGGGGGGAAGCAGAGTGGGGCGGTGGTCTGATTATCCAAGAGAAGCGCGTCCCCGGCTCGGGTACGGGCGAATACATCAAAGTCGGTTTCAGCACACAAGTTAACGGAGAGGTGTTCACTTTGCAGCAACTTTCCTTGTACATGAAGCTCGGGAGGCTCCGGTGAGCGATTACAGCCAAATTACCTTTTTCACCCCGAAAGACGGCCTTGCTACGGGTAACCCTAACAAGATTATTTACGGCTCCGACGTAGACGCTGAGCTGAGTGCGATCAGCACGGCTATCGCTACCAAGGCAGACGTGGACGGGGATGCTATCGGAGCAGGTACGCCTGCCACCGAGCTGTCCGTTGACAACCTGAAGCTGGATGCCAACAAGATCATCTCCACCAACACGGATGGGGACATCGAGCTGGAACCGAACGGCGCGGGTTACGTCGTCATTACCAACGCAGATATCAACGCGGGGAATATCGATAACACGGTTATCGGGGCAACCACGGCGGCAGCTATTACGGGTACGACGCTGACGGCTAACACCAGCCTTGCGCTGGCATCGGGTGCTACGGTCACGGCTATCCTTGACGAGGATAACCTTGTGTCGGACAGCGCTACCGCGCTGGCTACGCAGCAGTCCATCAAGGCGTATGTAGATGCCCAGGTAACGGCCCAGGATCTGGACGTCACCACGGACTCCGGCACCATTGCCATCGACCTAGACTCCGAGACCCTTACGGTCGCAGGAGGCACGGGCCTTGACACGTCGGCTACGGGTAACACGGTTACCGTTGCTATCGACAGCACGGTAGCTACGCTGACGGGCGCCCAGACTCTTACGAATAAAGTCCTTACCTCTCCCGACATCAACACCCCGGATATCGACGGGGGCACCATCGACGGGGCAACCATCGCCACCTCCGACATCACGGTCGGGGCAGGCAAGACCCTTGACGTTTCGGCAGGTACGCTGACGCTGGCTAACGACCAGATCAGCGGTGACAAGATTCAAGGCGGCACCATCGGATCGGTAACGATCACGACAGCCGACATTAATGGAGGCTCGCTCGACGGCGTGACCATCGGCGGGTCGAGTGCGGGGGCGGCGAGCTTTACGACGCTGACCGCGAGCGGTGATGTTAATTTTGATAGTGGGACGTTCTTCGTTGATGCGTCTGCGGATGCGGTGGGGATTGGGACGACGAGTTTTAATGCAGCAAACAAGCTAGAAGTTACTGGAGACATCAATACAACTTGGGCCTCTGGAGCTAGCCGGTTTATTGGGATGCGCTTTGCCGATGGCTCATTGTACGAGATGGGCTTGATTGTCAAAGAATCTCCCGAGCTGCAAGTCTATGCAAAACACGCAGCAGGTGCGCCGATTACGTTTCTTACGGGGGCGACTCCAAGTGAGCGCATGCGCATCACCTCTGGCGGCGACATCTCCTTCTACGAAGACACAGGCACCACGCCTAAGTTCTTCTGGGATGCGAGTGCGGAGTCGCTGGGGATTGGGACGACGGCGCCGGGTGCGAAGCTGGATGTTGTTAACAGCGGCGTGAGCCAAATTCAAATTCAAAACACTAGTGGCACGACGAAAAACACGCAGCTTATGTTTGCTGACAATGTTGGCTCTAAATGGCGCATCGGGATGGATGTCGCCACGAACAACAACACGAACAACTTTCAGCTTTATAATGATGTAGCAGCCTCTGCGGCGTTAACGGTAGACTCCAGCGGCAACGTCGGGATTGGGACGAGTTCGCCTGCAACGAAGTTAGAAGTTCAGCGATCTGGTGCAGGCAATGTGGCTAGTTTTAATGATGGAACGTATGGCGCTGATATAGCCGCAACATCTACTGGAGGTGTTCTTCAGACATATAATATTAATCAAACACTAGATTTCAAAGTGTTTAACTCTGGATATATGCGCTTCTTTGAAGGCTCTACAGAACGCATGCGCATCGACTCCAGCGGGCAATTAGGTCTGGGGACGAGTTCGCCCGATACGTTGATGGAGCTTCGTGCCGCAAACCCAATTCTAACCATACGCGACACTGAAACCTCTACAGCATCGAACGACGCACGGCTACGCTTGGCCGAAACGGGAGTGTCTGACGCACTTGGTAATTATTATGACATTGGCTATATCCAAGGCAATCTGCAATTCAGATACAACACAAGCGAGTATATGCGCCTCGACGACAGCGGCAATCTTCTGGTGGGGACTACGTCTGTAACTAACACTTCGCCAAGTGTTCAAGCAAATCCACTTGGTGATTTTAAGGTTGTCAATGGTTTTGGAAACGGTGTAGGCGAAAACATATTCCTAAACCGTCAGTCTGGGACGGGTGACTTTATACTGTTTAGATACACAAACTCTACGGTAGGTTCTATTTCAACCAACGGCTCGACTACCGCCTACAATACCTCCTCCGACGCTCGTCTAAAGCATGACATTGTGGATGCTCCCGACGCTTCCGGCCTGATCGACGCGATCAAGGTGCGCAGCTTCAAGTGGAACGCCGACGACAGTGAGCAACGCTACGGCATGGTGGCGCAGGAGTTACTTGAGGTAGCCCCGGAGGCTGTGAGCGGCGACCCTGAATCTGAAGACATGATGGGCGTGGACTACTCCAAGCTGGTGCCCATGCTCGTTAAAGAAATCCAATCTTTACGCGCCCGCGTGGCGCAGCTTGAAGGAGCATAACCATGGCAGCAACGATGAACTGGACCATCTCCACCACTGAGCGCGAGCTTTCTGACGGCGGAGTGGTTGTGGCGCACTGGCGCTGCACGGCCTCTGACGGCGACTACAGCGCTTCCAGCTACGGCACCTGTGGCTTTACGCCTGACGCCTCCGCTCCGGGCTTCTTGGCCTACGATGCGCTCACGGAAGCTACCGTGCTGGGCTGGGTGTGGGACCAAGCTGACGGCTGGAAGGATGACGTTGAGGCTGCGCTTCAGGCCAAGATTGATGCCGACAAGAACCCCACGACGGCTGCGGGCGTCCCGTGGACGGTCAGCTAGAGCTTCTAGTTTCCCTATGGCCGGTGTTCGCGGGCTTTATCAGCTTGGTTATTGTGCTAGCCAAAATGCACAGCGAGCTGGAGACAGTTAAAGAAAAAGTCCGCGTATTGTTTGACTTGTGGAACTCAAGGGAGCGCTAACAGTGAACTTTGACGCAATTAAGAACATTGTCGGTGCTGTAGCGCCTACCCTTGGAACGGCCCTGGGCGGTCCCCTTGGCGGGGCCGCGGCTTCTGCTATCGCTGGTGTGCTGGGCTGTGAAAACACCCCCCAGGCTATCGAGAAGGCAGTGGCGAAGGCAACGCCAGAGCAGCTGACTGAGATCAAGAAGGCGGAACTCGACTTCGAGGCCCGCATGAAGGAGCTGGACGTCAACGTCTTCGAGCTGGAGACCAAAGACATCCAGCACGCTCGGGAAGCCCACAAGGGCGACTGGACGCCGCGGGTTATTGCCCTTGCGTCTGTCCTTTGCTTCGGCGGCTACATCTTCAGCGTGACCTTCCTTCCTCCGGAACAGAATAGCGAGGCAGTGATTAACCTTGTGCTGGGCTACCTGGGTGGCATCGTTTCAGCGATTGTGTCGTTCTACTTCGGCGCAAGCCAGAAGCAGGACTAGGGCTATGCAGATTAGCCAGCAAGGCGTAGAGCTGATTAAGCACTTTGAGGGATGCAGGCTGGAGGCTTACCTCTGTCCTGCGGGGATCTGGACCATTGGGTATGGACATACCCTTGATGTTAAAGAGGGCGACCGTGTTGACCAAGAGGCAGCTGAAGCGTTTCTTATTGAGGATCTGGAAGAGTTTGAAGACCGCGTTCAAAGGCTGGTGGAAGTGGATCTCAGCCAAGACCAGTTCGACGCGCTGGTCTCATGGACCTTCAACCTTGGCTATGGAAATCTGGCGGCATCGACACTCCTGGCGAAACTGAACGACGGGCTGTACGACGAAGTACCAGAGCAAATCAAGCGGTGGACGCGAGCTGGTGGCCGCGTTCTTGAGGGATTGGTAAAGCGACGTAACGCGGAAGCCGCCCTTTGGGAAGGGCGCGACTGGCGAGAAGCCGTCTAGCATGGAGCGCGCAGAGATGCAGGGAATACAAGATAACGCACACCGAGTAGCGGATCAGTTAGCTGCTACCTCCGTGCTCAGCGCGGTGACAGCTAACCTGCCGATCATCACAGAGTGGATGCAAATGATCGCAGCCTTCATTGGTATCTGCTCTGGTCTTGCAGCCCTGCGCTTCTACCTAATACGTACCTCGAAACTGGGCGGGGAGGAGTAATCCATGGGCGGTTTTAACTTTAACCTCAGCCTCCCCGGCTTAGGCATAGACGCCAGGCAAATCCAAGAAGCGCTGGCTAACTACAGCGCTCGGAATGCGGCTACGGGAGTGCCCTCCGCCCGAGACTTCGCTCCGGTTGTGCCGGGAGCGGGAACGGCTTATGTACCTCCTACGCCCTCTCGACCCGTATCTACGCCATCATACAGCTCTTCGTCAGGTCCTTTGACCGACGAAGCTCGCATGGAGATGGATAGGGCCGACGCGGAGAACCGCGCGTTCTTGCGCGAATCAGGTATCAACGTAGAAGGTCTCACTCCTGCCCAATACCAAGCCGCGACCCAAGCCCTTGGGGAGTGGCGTAACCTGCCTGAGAACCGAGCGTACCGCACCAGCAGCTCTGCCTTCGGGCGCTTTGTAGACAGCATTGGGGGCCCGGCAGGGCTCTTTGGTTTGACCGTGGGCGCCCTTACGGGCGGCCTTGGCTACGCAGGGATGCTCGGCTCCGCAGGAGCGGGAGCAGCAGCAGGGGCGGGTACAGCCGCTATTACTGGCGGCGACCCACTTCGGGCAGGCTTAGCTGGGGGTGCAGGAGGTCTTCTTGGAAGTGGTGCTAACGCCCTTCTGGGCGGTCCTGCCCAGGCCGCAGCAGCGGCAGCGCCCGCGGCACCAAGCGTAACGCCTCCGGTAGCCTCTTCGGTCCTTGCTCCGCCCACCGCAGCGACCGGAGCGGGAGCGGGAAGCAGCGCTATCAATATCGCCGCAGGAACGGGCCTTGCTAGCCCGGCTGCGGGAAGCATCAATCTTGCGGCTACGGGAGTGCCCGCTTTCGCCCCCGGGGCGGCAGCGGTCGGCACGACCACTCCTGCTATTCAAGCGGCAGCAGCCGCGGGAGCGGCAGCCCCGGCAGCAGCTACAGGTGGTACTAGCGCAATCAACATCGCTGCGGGTACAGGAGCAGCTAGCCCTGCGGCAGGTACGATCAACTTAGGTGCTGGGCAGGCTGGGGGAATCTTAGGAGGGGGTGCTAGTGCGGCAGGCACAGCGGCCCCGTTGACCATGGGTGGACTTCTTGGGGGCACTAGCCCCGCAGCAGGGGCAATCAATCTTGGCGCAGCCGGTCTGGGGACGGCTGCCGGAGGAGCAGGTATGGGTGGTATTAGCGGATTTCTTAGCGGCGCTGGGAACTTCTTAAACCAGGCTGGGAACTTTATCGCCAGCCCTGGGGGGCAACTTCTCTCGGGCCTAGGACAGGCAGGGCTTGGCTATCTAGGCCAGCAAGAGCAGATGGATATGGCTCAGCAGCTTGCAGAGCAGGCGCGCTTCCAGCCTTATAACATCCAAGGTCCTCTCGGGGCTGTGGACATTACCGGCCAGGACATCAGCATCTCGCCCACGGCTCAGCAGCAACAGCTCCAGCAGGGGTTGTTTGGCGCGGCACAGCAGCAGCTAGGCGTAGCCGGGGCTCCGGCCTTAGCAGGCATTGTTAGCCGGGCTCCTGGGCAGGTAGAGAGTCTTGCTCAGCAGTTTATCAGACAGCAGACCACCACCCCGGAAGCGGCTCGAGTCCTTGCCCAGCAACTTGGCGGGCTTGGGCGACAAGCCACTCAGTTTGGTACGCAAGGCATCCAGCAGGCGTTTCGCGCCCCCAGCGCGCAAACGGCGGCAGCACAAGCTCTTCGCAGCCAGCAAGGCCAGGCGGAAGCAGCGCGGCTCCAAGGCATTGCAGGAAACCTCGGGACAATGGGCGGACAGGCTCTTTCTCAGGCATTCCGCGCCCCGGATGCCCTTAGCGCGATTAGTGGGCAGCTGGGCGCAGGCGGGTATCAAGGCCTTCCTTCCTCCGTAGGTATGGCTTCGCCGTTCCTTGGGCAAGCTCCCCAGGCTGGGATGCTGTCTGCTCGTGGTGC